TTGGTAAAACCAGATGTGGGTGACTGGTCAGACGAAGAATGGAATGATACACAACGCGGTACTGGCGGATTTGGCAGTACTGGAAAGAATTAAGGAACATTATGGTACCAAGTACAAGAGCACAAGTAATAACCCGAAGGACCTATAACCGTCCTACCGACGACAGTGGATTGAACTTTGAAACCTGGCAAGAAACAGTTGCACGAGTGATTGATCACCAAGAATGGCTGTGGCTTCGAGCAAAAGGTGATGAACTAAGCGATCAGGAATACGCAGAACTGTACGATCTAGAACAGTTGATGTTGGATCGCAAGGTGTTGACCAGTGGTCGCACGTTGTGGCTGGGAGGCACAGACGTTGCTAAAACTCGCGAAGCTAGTCAATTCAATTGTAGCTTTACCTGTGTAGAAACAGTATACGACGTAGTAGACGTGTTATGGCTGTTGCTACAAGGTTGTGGCGTAGGGTTCAAGCCAGTTGTAGGCACACTGAATGGATTTTCAAAACCCATCAAAAACATCAAAACTGTTCGCAGCACACGAACTGAAAAGGGTGGAAATGAACACAATGTGGAAACCTGGGACCAAGATACAAAAACTTGGACAATTCAAGTTGGTGATAGTGCCGAGGCTTGGGCAAAGAGTATTGGAAAACTATTGGCAGGTAAATACCCGGCAGAAACCTTGGTGTTGGACTTTAGTCAATTACGCCCAGCAGGAGAAAGGCTAAAGGGTTATGGATGGATTAGTAGTGGCGACGAAGCGATTAGCGTGGCTTATAGTGCTATTGCCCGTATTCTTAATGGTCGTGCCGATAGCCTTCTTACTCGTATGGATATTCTCGACATTGTTAACTGGCTTGGCACTATACTGTCTAGCCGCAGAAGTGCTGAGATTGCACTTTTTGAATACGACCAGCCCGAGTGGAAAGAATTTGCGTTAGCAAAGAAAGATTGGTGGCTGCATGGGAACAGTCAGCGCCAACAGAGCAATAATAGTTTGGTATTCCGCAAAAAGCCTACATATGAAGAAATCAGTCAAATCTTTGACTTGATGTTGGACGCAGGCGGCAGCGAGCCGGGCTTTATCAATGCAGTCGAAGCTCTTCGTCGTGCTCCTTGGTTTGCTGGTTGCAATCCTTGTGTAGAAATTCTATTAGGCAACAAGAGCTTTTGCAACTTGACAGAAACAGACATTGGCAAGTTTAAAGGCAACAATGCAGGAATGCATGAAGCTATCAGGCTGGCTGCTCGCGCAAATTATCGCCAGACTTGTGTAAACCTAAAGGATGGTATCTTACAAGAGAGCTGGCATTTGAACAACTACTTCCTACGCCTGTGTGGAGTAGGTCTGACCGGCATTGTAAAACGTCCTGACATGACAGGCTATGACTATGAATATCTTAAGCGTACAGCAACTGCTGCCGCAGTTGGGATGGCCGATGAACTCGGGTTACCAAGACCAAAGAACATTACTTGTATCAAACCTAGTGGAACCCTATCCAAGATCATGGATACCACAGAAGGAGTACACAAGCCTCTTGGAAAGTACATTTTTAACAACGTACAGTTCTCAAAGTTTGATCCAGTAGTAGACAAGTTGCGCGCAGCAAACTACAAAGTGATCAATCACCCCACCGACCCCAGTGGCGTACTCGTCACATTTCCAGTCAAATGGGATGATGTGCCTTTTGACAAGGTAGATGGCAAGGAAGTCAACCTGGAAAGTGCCATTGATCAACTTGAACGCTACAAGATGATTCAGACCAGCTGGACTCAGCAAAATACGTCGGTAACTATCAGCTACGATCCAAGCGAAGTTGAGGGTATTAAGAACTGGCTATTAAACAATTGGGATTGCTATGTAGGGGTAAGCTTCTTATTCCGTAGTGACCCCACCAAGACTGCAAAAGATTTAGGTTATCTCTATTTACCACAGGAAGTAGTAGACGAACAAACCTATCAAGAGTACATCCAAAACTTGTTGCCAGTTGATATCAACAATGCCAACAGTTTTGATGAGATCGTACAAGACGACTGCACCACAGGTGCTTGCCCAATTAAATAAAGGAAAAAACATGGAATTTACATTTAAGGTAACTGAACAAGAAGCAAATGCAATTTTGGCAGGGTTACAAGAACTACCTGCAAGAGTTGCAAATCCCTTGAGTCAAAAGCTACAACAGCAGGCCCAAGAGCAGCTGCCTAAGCAAGAACCTCAAGAATGAAAAAAGCCCCTCAACACAAGTTGAGGGGCTTTTTTCATTTTTTGCGCAGTCTTTTGTAATTCAGGTCTGCTTTTAGCGTTTTTATAAACAGTATAAAACTTATTGCTGCCAGTACAAAGTGTGACATTATTTCACCAACAACACCTAAAGTCCAGTAGCTCATTGGGTGTTCGGGCCCTACAGCCCACTGAACCACAATTGTGGCACACACAAACCCGCTGGTCAGGCCCAAGTACCATAGTGGAGTAATAACCCAAGACTTCAGTTCTCGATTGTGTATAGCAACATAGAGAATACCTATAAAAACTACAAAGTGGCTAACAAAGTTTAACAACAATGTCCAAGAGTTAAAAAATACGGCTAGGCTGGTAATCATTTTTTTACATCCTTGACTACTTCAACAATGTCTTTGTGTTGATTTTTCTGTAGGAAATTAGCTATCATACCTAATACAGTGTATGCTAAAAATCCCACACAAAATCCGCCCATGAGCTGTGTTTCCCAATTATTAGATATACCAGCTATATCTAGCAGTGGTTGTGTAAAAACCATTGAACTGCCCACACTCATTCCACCCCTCATAAATGCTTCACCAATAGTTTTGGGTTTGATAAAGGTCAGGATTGCAAATCCGCCAAAAAGTCCGCCTACCATACTAGCTACTTTTGCACTTAAATAACCTGTTGGATCAGCCATAGGTCACCTCTTAGTTGTTTTCGCGAGCCCTTACTATTTGATCTCGCTTAGCTTTGGCCCAAGACTGGCCACCATCTCCACCCCACAAGTCCCAAGCTACTCGCCCGGGGCTTGGAAAACCTTCTTCTCCACTGTTGAATCCTGTTGCCCTCTTGTCTACTTCATGACGGCTAAAAAATGAGTGCATTCTCATTACTGTACTAGCAGTCAAGTTTTCACGATTTACAAGTTGATTTGCTCTGGCCAGGCCGACACGGGTTCCACCGGAGTGGCCTTCTTTTTTCCACTTCAATGCACGCCGTGCTGCGGAGGCCATGCCAGTTGTAGGTTTGTAAGTTGTTGCTGCCTTTTCAAAGTAAGACTTTTGAGAATCTTCGTCCGGCATGTCTTCGTCGTGGTCTCCGTTGCCTTCCATTTCCCACTGATCACACACTCTGATGGGACTCACAGTCATATTCCAACGACTACAGTACCAGACCGGCATACCGTCAATGTCTGTAAACTTGGGAGTGACCGGTAGGTCGCTCTCGTTCCACTCACCGACCGGACCCTCAATGATGCAGTCTAGGGTTTCTGGTGAACGATCGTGGTGATGACAACTGGCACATACCCTCATACGGGCTTGGCCTTCACTAACACCCCAGACTTCTTGTTTCATTTCCCAAAATTCAGGGTTGCTGTCACGAGCCTCGGCAGGTCCGTAGTTGGCGTATTGAACCGCTGCCAAGTGGTTACTTAAATTAATATCTGGATACATAGTACCCACTGGACAAAGTTCTTTGGCCATGGTCTCCTCTTTTACTTAAAATAAATTTATACCAAGTATAAATTTGAGGTTGAAATTTTGTACTTCGAATGTTATAATATGTTTTTATTTTGGAGAATTTTATGACTTGTGGTGTATATTTATTGAGATTTAAAAATACAGATATGGTATATGTAGGTATATCAGAAAACATAGAAAGGAGATTAAATTCTCACAAGCACAGTTTTAAAGAAAGAACAGCCCCTAAAAAACTACAAAACGCATTTCTACAATACGGTGAACCAAATCTAGAAGTTTTATGTGAGTGCGATAGGTCTGAGTTGGCCGTTCTAGAAAAAGAAGCAATACAAATATTTAACTCTATTGAATATGGATTTAATTCAAGAGATGGTGGAAGCTGTGGTGCTAGTGTAGCTCTTTCTGGTGAAGGAAATGGAAGATCCAAATATTCAAACGAACAAATAGAGCAGGCTTTTCAATTGTTAATAAACACTACTTTAACTCAGAAACAAATTGCTGATACGGTAGGTATATCCAAAGAAGCAGTTAGCCATATTTCTGCAGGTACGGGGCACACTTGGTTAAACAAAAAATTTCCTACTGAATATCAAAACTTGTTGTCTAATAAGCGCAGTGTTAAGCATATATTTATACCAATAAATATTATAGATAAAGTTACTAATAATATTTATAATGTAAATTCATATGAAGAAATACAAAAATTAACTGGTTGCGCATATTCAACAGCCGTTTGTTTTGTATCTGGTACACGTGAATGCATTTTTAATAGGTGGATACTAGAAGTACCAGCCAGAGCTAAAAATAGCAAAAAAGAGAAATATTTACTTAAACATGTGTATACAAATAAAACTGAAGAAGTATATAGTAAACTTGCTTTTTTTAATTCCAACGGCTTAACTAATCGTAAAAAATTTTCCGAATTTCTAAAATCAGGACAAATAGGTAGCACTTATCAAGATTGGCAACTAATTTCTATATGCCATAATGATGGCTCTGCACATTTTACTGCGTACGATATCTGAGTCTAAGAAGCGAACTACTTCAATACCTGGTATACTTTCCAGTCTATTTACAGCGTCTTCTAAACCACTGTCTGGTATATCGCTCTGCTCTTGATCTCCACTGATAATCATTTTAGTATTACGGCCTAATAACATTTTAAATTCTGCCTGTGTCGCCTGCTGCATTTCATCAGCCAACACAATGGCATTATCAAAAGTGGCACCTCTCATAAAGCCCAGTGGACGTGGTTCAATGGCTTTGCTCTTCAAAGCGTACTCGTAAAAACCACTGCCCAGTGACCGTTGGAACACCTGATCAAAGGGATCTAGGTACGGTTCGTATTTTTCTTCCAGTGTGCCGGGTAGGAATCCCAGACCTCTGCCAGTTTCTACGTTGGGTCTGGTTAAAATGATCTTTTCCACGCGACGGTGAAACAGTTCACTTGCAGCATAGCTTGCAGCCACATAGGTTTTGCCTGTGCCCGCACTTCCAATACCAAAAACAATTTCATTTGTCTTTATAGCATTTAAATACGTTTCCTGTATATAATTTAGTGGTTTTACTTCCTTAAACCCTGTTCTGGTCAAGAACTCGGATTTAGGGGCTTCACTTGCTGCTCTGCGAGCTTTCTTGCCACTTGAATTTGCCATAGGTTTTGAAGGTTGGTTGAAGAACACCTAAAGAAGAAACTTGCCTTCTGCTAGGCGGCGGCGTGTTAATCCATTTAACACAATACCTTGCGCTTTATTCCATTTTTGTATTTCTTCATATGCACCCCACCAGTCACCCTGATTGACCCGTTTTCGCAGAGTGCTAATTCTGTAGTTACCTAACCCACAGTTATAACAAAAACTAATGATTGCCGCCAACCTTCTGGGCGGTTCATTTAATAGGTTGGGGCTGAGGCTGATTGCCCCATTCACAAACTTGCTGAGCATTGCCTCAAATCGACGGTCAGCTTGTTCACGTGTCCACACCAGTCCAGGCACAATGTCTGGTCCTGTAGTACCCCAACCAATAGTCCAAGGGTGCCCAGCTTTGAGCAGCTGGTCAGGTGTCATATTTGCTACTTCAACCTTTGAAAACTTACCCCGAGCCAGTGGACTGGCTGGGTCGGGGTAGCTTTCACAATCACCATTTGCCAGCTTTTTGTGATAGCCCTCAAAGGGATGTAAGAGGGCATCTGTACACAATTTGACGGCTTCTTGAGTCATGACCCACTACGCTTTTCAATACTGCGGCCCAAGAACCAGAATGTCAATATCATGTTTAACATTGCAAAGTCGTCTGGTGTCCAGTGCTTGTTTGCAATGTCAATCCAGTTGGCACCGTTTTGCATTGCGTAAGAGATAACGATTACCTTAAATGCCACGTACATACCAAATAGTACATAGGTCACCATTGGCCGGACTAAGGCACTCAGTGCAGCTACCCAACGATAGCTGTTGGATGCCTCTTTGGCCTGACTCTCAAAAGCACTCTGAATTGCCTGAGTGTTTGCAATGCCATAGTCAATGTACTTTTCTTCGATCTTGACTTGACCTTTAGTTTTTTCCAAGTCAATTTGTAAGCCATACATCGCCAGTTCGTGTTTGCGGTCGTCCTTTCGATCCCAGAACTTGAGTACTTCGGGGGCTAGTCGAAACAGCCCACCGAAAATTGATCCTAAAATGCCACTTGCTGCAAATTCTAGCATAGTTATATTCCTATCATAGTTCAGTAATTACTACTTGTTTTACTCCAACATCGGTTACATTTTGGACTGCGTTATCTGTGCTGACAAATATGTCATCGACAGTTTGAGTAATAATAAACTCGCTGGCTACTCCGTGGTAGACTATACTATCTTTAGATATAACAGTTATAAATAAGGGCTCAGGTATGGAAGCACTAATAACTATGTCATCTTCTACTTGTCTTATATAGGTTTCTGATACCCTTGAGCTTATAGCTATTCTTACAGCTGTGCTAGATCCGTTAAGTGGTATTACTACATTACTTAGTACAGCTATTTTGGTTTGACCAATAGAAGTATATGCTATATCTATTGATTTAACAGAAGACGCTTTTAGTAAAAGTTTAGCACTAAATTGAGCAAAATCACTACCAAACTCTGTAGTAGAAGAGTAGCCAGAAATAACTGATTTAGCAAGACCCTGAAGACTATCTGTTTCTGTTTCAGTTGCACTAAAGTTACCACGAATCAGTAACTTAGCTATTAAATTGGACTGATCTGGATTTTCAAGTGCTGAAGCAAGTCCTGTTATGGCTACTCTGCCAGTACTGCTTGCCTGATCTGTAGAATCTGTTGAGGTCCAGTAACCTGTAACAATAGACCTGGCCAGTGCTTGGGCAATGTCAACAGTTGGCTCTATACCAGCCAGTTGGCCCCTAAATATAGCTTTGGCTACTATCTGAGCTTGGTCTGTTTGGGCCTCTGATACGCCCACCGTACCTGTAACTATAGATTTAGCCAGTATGGCGGCCTGATCTGTAGTTAGCTCTGTTGGGGCAAGTGTTCCATTGACTAATAATTTTGCTATTACTGAGCCATAGTCTGCCGATTCTAGAGCATTAACGGTACCATAAGCAATTTTTGCTACGCCGCCACTAGAGAATACGTCTTGGCCACCAAACTCTGTGGCACTCAAAGTACCGTTAACAAGTACCTTGGCTACACTAAGAGCTACATCG